AAGACGCCTCTTGAAAACACGATTTATATATTGAAGAATATGAATTTATTTGATATGTCTCCGTTCAAGGAGAAAAATGATGCCTTCAAGCGTCTGCTCGATGTATCGAAATTAGAAGCAATGACCGATCACGAACGTGCCGTCTATGAGGAGAATCTGAAGATTTACCGCGACTGGCGTGCTACGCTGGAATATGCTGTGGAAGAAGCTGAAGAGAAAGGCAAGGCAGAAGAACAACGTCTCATTGCTGCGAACTTAAAAAAACAGGGAATTAATCTTGAAACGATCGCTCAGTGTACCGGATTGTCGGTGAAAGAGATTGACGAATTGTAATTTATAACTGCATAATATATTAAATCAGCCGGGGTATCTTAAGACATAACACCCCGGCTGATTTTGTTTCTGTTTTTGCCAGATGAGCCAAAAGGATGGAACACGGATTAATTCTGCTAACGGATTAATCTGGTTATTACTTGATCTTCTTTTTTGATAATCGAATAACAAATAATACCTTTGTAACCTAAGAAGCAAAATAATAAAATGTATATGGCTGATCAAAAAGTAGTGATCAGTAAGGATTTGAAAGCAGATTTGCAGGAGTTCCTTGCTGCACTGAATTACGATAAATTGTTTGTTCTCACAGATACGAATACCCAGGAGAAATGTTATCCTTTGATTCAGGATGTTCCGGCTATCAAGGGCGCTCCGGTTATAACCGTAGATGCGGGTGATACGCATAAAGGGTTGGAAGCTTTATCTACTATCTGGATGCGCCTTTCGAACGAAGGGGCTTCCCGCAACTCCTTGTTGGTAAACCTAGGTGGTGGAATGGTAACTGATATGGGTGGCTTTGCCGGTGCGACTTTCAAGCGCGGACTGAAAACGGTAAATATCCCAACTACGCTGATGGCTTCGGTGGATGCTGCCGTCGGAGGGAAAACGGGCATCAACTTCAATGGACTGAAGAACGAGATTGGTTCTTTCTATCCTCCCGAATGTGTATTTATCGATTGCGAGTTCCTTCGTACGTTGGATCGTGATAACCTGTTGTCCGGTTATGCAGAAATGATCAAACATGCACTGATCAGTTCGATAGATACCTATGCGACCGTTATGTTGTTCGATCTCGACCAGAAGATGGATTATGCCTTCCTGAATAAGATGGTAGCCCAATCGGTGGCCGTAAAAGAACGTATCGTAGAGGAAGACCCGAAAGAACATGGTATCCGTAAGGCGCTGAACTTCGGTCATACGATCGGGCATGCCTACGAAAGCCTTTCGTTTAAGAAGAACCGTCCGTTGCTGCATGGTCATGCCGTGGCTGCCGGTATCGTGAGCGAATTGTATCTGTCTCACAAACTTTGTGGTTTTCCGATGGATAAGTTGAGCCAGGTCGTTTATTATATCAAGGAATATTATCCTGCATTTGTGTTCGATTGCAAGGATTACGATACTTTATATGAGCTGATGACACATGATAAGAAGAATGAGGCCGGTATAATCAATTTTACCTTGCTTTCGCAAATCGGTGATGTTCAGATAAATCAGCAGGTTACAAAAGAAAAAATACTGGAGTCTCTGGATTTTTACCGAGAAAGTTTTGGCGTATAACGGAAAAATCTTACCTTTGCAGCCGTAAAAGAAAAGCGGGATGTAGCTCAGCCCGGTAGAGTACGCGTCTGGGGGGCGTGTGGTCGCAGGTTCAAATCCTGTCATCCCGACTACTTGATAGGCAAATATCTAATTATTAGATATTTGCCTATACCTTTTTAGATACAGCCGGGAGAGTTCCGGGAGACATTTGAAAACGATTTTGTGCGGATATGAATTCGTCCAAAAAAAAAATGCCCAAATCTCAGAAAAATACAGAATTACAGGATATTATATCCTATACGCTTCCCAAATTGTACACAGGTAAAGAGTGGTATATTGGTTTTTATGCTTTCAATCCGGTGGAGGGTAAAATGAAAATAAAGCGGATCAAACTGAATTATATCACAAAAGTTACTGAACGCAGGAAATATGCAGCTGACTTAATGACGCGTTTGAATGAAAAGTTACGGCGCGGGTGGAATCCTTGGATCGAATCAGAGAACAGTAAAGCCTATGTCTTGTTTGATGAAGCTTGTGAAGCTTATATAAAGTTGGCTACACGATATTTTCAAGATGATATTTTACGTGAAGATTCTTACACCAGTTACATGTCCTATCTTAGAAATCTACGGAAATACAATAAAAGTTTAAAAAATCCAATTACATATATATATCAATTGAACAGGGAGTACCTAAATGAATTCCTTGAGCATATTTATATAGATCGGGATAATTCTCCACAGACACGGGATAATTATCTTATGTGGCTTCGCGTATTTGCAAAGTACCTGGTGAGACAGGGATATCATAAAACTATAGCAACGGAGAGTATTGAAGTGATAGGTAAAAGGAGTAGAAAAAAGAGTAGGACAGTGATTCCTGCTGATAGCTTGGCAAAATTAAAATCATTCGTTGTCGGTCATAACCGTCATTATTTGTTGGCTACATATATATTGTTCTATTGTTTTATACGACCGAAAGAAATGTCATTGATAAAGATCGGAGATATATCGATTAAGAATAGGACCATATTTATATCGGAGGAAAATTCGAAAAATAGGAAAAGCGCAGTGGTAACGATTAACAAAAAGATTATAGAGCTGATGCTTGACTTAGGCGTCTTATCTGCCCCAAACGATTATTATTTGTTTGGATCCGGTTTTATGCCGAGCAAAGAGCAACGTTCGGAAAAACAATTTAGAGATTACTGGAATCGATATGTGCGTAAAGGATTGAAGTTTCCAAAGGAATATAAATTTTACTCATTGAAAGATACAGGTGTAACTACTATGCTTCGATGCAAACTTGATAATATCAGTGTTCGTGATCAGGCTCGACACAGCTCTATACTGATGACTGACATTTATACACCGCATGATATCCAAGAAGCAAATCCTATTATAGAGAAATTTGATACGGATTTTTAAAAAGAAAAAAGTTAAGTGAGCCAATCTGTTTTTCTGATCGGCTCACCTTTTATGCATTATGAATTAATCTTACTCTGTTACTTTCTGCAGGAGACCAAAAGTTTAAATTCGAAAAATCACAAGATGTTTTAGCACCATTGGTCAGTGCGACCCAATACCAGTCATTTGCAATTCTGCTACCCACTTGACCAAGTGAGGCATTAATCACCGATTTGTTTTCGTACATTGTTGTCCATTCTGATTTTTCTGGAATTTTCCAACCTGATACACCTTGTACATTATATGATGACTCATACGACAAAGCACTACTCCAGCTAACATAACTACTTGCTTGATCATAAAGTGATACATACTGATAACTATTAATCATAACACCTATTATTGTGTTATTTATATAGTAAAAATCTCCTGCTACGTAATTTTTTGTAAGAGGTATAGATAATGTCTTATTCATTGTTACAATAACACTACCTGATCTTGATGTATAGCCTGATTTACTAACTGAATACGAATAAGTTCCTTTTTTCAGCTTGTAATACGCGTATCCAGAGCTATTGGCTGTCTGATTGACTCCATTAACCACAACGGATGCCCCGGATGTTGTATACACAGTAAGGGTATACTCTATGCTTCCCATGAACCTTCTCCTACTCATCGCTTATCAGGTATTATGATCGTTGTAACACTGTCATTCTTAACCACAATAGTCCCTTCTTCGATCTTCGATGCCGGGAGATAGTGAGTGGCTACCGTCGATCTGTAACCGATGAAGGTTGCAGTTATAACTGCTGCCATAAGCAGGATCATCAAATCCTGCTTAATTGATTGTTTCTGTATCGCTGCTTCCATTCCACAAATCTAAATTAAGTTCAAATGTCAAAAATTTCGGATAGTTCGCTTTTACGTCGATTTGAGCTATCTCATCGACGGTCGTAGCGGCATAAACAGCAGCCTCGTTCGAAGCTCGACGGTCGTAGGTGCGTTTCGCATAGATTTCGAGTAATGGGAGTTTTTCCATCGCCCAGGGGATTGGTACGTCGAGAGATTCAGGGGGTGTGCCGGTAATCCATAGTTTTGTCGTAGTTTCACCGTCTGACAATAGAGCCGGGAGCGTGATCGAGTACAAGGAGTTTCGCAACTCTTTATCAATCCACAGCTCCTGATTAGTCACTTCAACTCCGCCCATCAAAACTGACACGAAGAACTTATTACTAAATGCGTCCTGATCAGCTATTTCCTGTAGCTTCGATTGTCGCGCTAAAATTAACATATCCGGTTCGGGCGTAGGTTCCGGATCTGGCTCAATCGGTTCGGGTGTCAACTGCATGTTATAAACTTCTTCCGGTGTTGCGTCGGGATGAGCATTGTAAAACAATTCTTGTTCATCGCTCAATTTTAGCCACGCTACGTTATTGTCGATAAAGTCTTCCCAGGTGTATACTACGACGTTATCTGTAGTATTCAGCTCTTCTTCGATATCGTAAAAGAAGGGAGTTGTATTGTTATGTCCTATGTATATCATATATCCTCCTATTATTGTTGTTCAAGTTTCGCAATCCTCCATTTCCCACCAGTACATTTTAAATGTAATTCCGTCCATTTACCAGCCGGACACGATAAACTAGAGCCAATCATACTGATGTAGCTTCCCGTTGTCGGTATCGTAATTGTCCTGGCCGAAGAGCAATAAATAGCAACAAAAATTTCCCATCCGTTGTAAGTCGCTCCTGTCAAATTAGCTGATAGAGACGCATTAGCAGACAGATTACTTATCTCAATATTTTCGTAATTTGCATTGAGGTTAGCTACTGTTGTTGCGGTAGTGTATGAACCTATACGATTTAGCTTTGTCTTGTCAGCCGACGACATTAAACCATTCGATTCGGTAGTTGCCAAATCGTAAAACAGTTTGTTTGTCTCAGACATCATTATATAAGTATTATCAGCAATACTCTTATCAAATCTAATAGTTACATATGCAGGCGTTTGACCAAAAGAATCAATATATACTAGTTGCAGTGACTTTTTCTCAGCGTCGGTCATTCCTCCATTCGTAATAAATGGTATAACTACTCTTATGTCCGGTTCCTTTGAACTAAAGATACAGTAAGCCATTTTGCCACTTTTAATTTTTTGATGAATATTATCAAAAGCGGAATCTCCTCCAAAAGCTGTTTTTATTTGGTCCGAAGTACTAGAGTTTGTCAATTCCAAAACAGCGAAAGGAACTTCAACAAAGTCACCACCTCCTACTTCTTTGTAGGTTCCGTCGTCTGACTTAAATTTAGTGCCGTCACCCGTGTTTGTTAACTGATTGACACTTACGCCAGTTAAAACCGATTTATCAGCTTTGGTTATTCTAAAATTATAAACCGCAAGTTGAATATCATTATTCAATTGCGTTGAAAGATTATTGCTAATAACTAAAAGGTTAACAATAATATTATATGTCGTTTCATCCGATAGAATAGTCATACTGGCGACATTTCCTTCTATAACAGCAATTCCAATATGATTAACATATGCTGTTTCAACTTGTGCTAAAAATTCATCGGTAATCGTTGTAGCAGGGCCACTTTCGGCATCAAGCAAAGGTGACAGGTCAAGATACTGTGCACCTCCTCCTAGCTCACTCAACTTCTTCCCCGCAAGAGTCAACTCGTTATCGGCATCGACAGCAAATGTTTCTTTGTCTTCAAACAGCAGTTTACCAGCATTGGTATATACAATGCTATTTTCCCTGGCATGATTGTACATATACATTCCCATATCTTCAGTATATCCCAATGTCCCTCTCATCGGAAAGGCTATTGCCGGATCGGGTTTATCTATGTATATATTTTCATCACCTGATTTCTTAACGTAATCATCTGGGCTCACTTTTTCCAGTTTCTGAAACTGATCAGCAGACATGAGGCCAGATGCATCGGCAGTGACGTCACCTGGTTTATGTAAGATAGCTCCTTTGCCTTCCGTTGCGTTCCAGTCTGGTTGTACCTGCTCCGGTATTTCCGGTGCTACATATTCGACAAATGTACCTGAAGTACTTCCGTCTGAATCAGGAACAAACAAATACTTTTTACCTATCACAAGACCTGTTCCATCCGCCGAGACATTCCCTGAACCTTCACCAGGCTTGCCTATTTGACCTCTAGGGATAAAGAAGTTAAGAATATATTTCGGATTGCCCTGCTCTGTCTCCCCATTCCCTACTACATCCACACGAGCGTCTTCAGCAGGTTCAAGAGTTGTTGTTGTACCTTGCTCAAAGATTGCAGGTTGACCGTCTTTCCCTTTAGGTGAAGTAAGATTTAGAATGTACTTAGGATTGCCTTCAGCATCAACTCCATTCTGAGTAAAGCTACCGGAAGGTACAACTCCGGATTGAGCATTCACGGATTCGAGTATCGGTGTTTTTCCATCCTGTACATTATCCGCAGCCTCCTGAGCGTTGCCAGCGGCATCGGAAGCAGCCTTGATTGCAGCACTCGCATCTTGGGAGATTTGAGTCATCTGCCGTCGCACTTCGGCGGCCGCATCGGTGGAGGGTTGACGTAACCAGGCAAGGTAATCATCTACTGTTTTCCCTGCATTACCCTCCTGTTGTGTCCACACCTCGAATGCGCTATAACCCCGTTCGCCTTTGATTTCGTTTTTCTGATCGGGGGTAAGTTTCTCCCAGGTCAGCCGCAGGTCAGCTAACTGTTCCGGAGTAAACATATCGAATGTAAATGCAGCACCACGGAGAGTTTCTTTGTCAGCTTCTGTCAAGTCAGAAAATTTCAGTTTCAATAGTTCAACCTGTTCAGGGGTTAGGTCATCAAATGTGAACAGCAAGTCTTCAATCGGAATAATTACCAGATAAGCAGTATCGTCTTCGTCCTCATACTTCATTTCCAAGCCAAGCATCGTAAATCGGAATTTAGGAGTTCGTCCAATAGCCAACTGTCCGGTATTCACTCCGTTTACCCACCAGTAGCCGTTTTTGATCTCCGGTTTAACATCTTGTCCAACCAGTTTTTTTAAATCGGAAACCTTTATGCCAGCATCTGTTCCACCCAAGTCACTCTTTGTCCCTAACAGATAATCATTATCCGATAGTGATGGATACTTTGTAAAGTCTTTTATGTCTTTTATTCCTACCATATGTTTTATATTGGTTTTAAATAATCTTCGTTGTACATGCTGGTAAAAGGATAGTTTACTTTTAATTGACGCAATTCATTAATTCTATTTCTGAGTTGCTGTCTTTCTTTGGCTATAGATTCATAATCGTATTCCGACAGAGGAGAGTTTCCAACTAGTGATTGCTCATAAGTTTTTACAATTATATAATCTGTGTTATTCAGCTTTTCTTGGCATCTTTGTATTATCTCATCTACTTCAGAGGACACATAATATGTGCAAAGCATTTTCCTATCCCGATAGAAGTACCTTTTTATAAGGAACTCCTTCTCTTCGTCTTGTGGATCCGTTATTTCATATACATCGTAATCCTCCCTGCTATAAATTGCTTCATCAAAGTCCCCAGAAGGAAAATTTGAGTTAAATATGTCACTATTTAGCACATAGCCATCTGCTTTTCTTACCGCTATTTTCATATTAAAATCCTTTTAAAATATACCAAGTTCTATTTATATAAAAAAATGTCAAAGCCCCACCCGGTTGAACTGTGTATGTTCCATATTGATATCTATCGGGCTCTTGTATTCCTCCTCCCCATCCGACAAGAGGAGCCGAAGAACTACCTCTAAAATCTATAGCTTTTCCGCTCCGGGACAGTACTACCGTCATTTTATATATAAAAGAGTCACCCGGATGTTTGCTATAGGGAGTTGCATTATACCCCCCCCAGGCCTCTGTTATTTGATCAAAAGTTGGCAATACCATATAAGAATAAGTAGATGGCTGGAAATAAAATTCATTACGAGTGTGAATTTCTCTGTATGGAAATGTTGATGTGTTAGCGAGAGCCAAAGTTAAAACACCAATACCACCCCTAGCAATAACATTACCCATTGCATCAACTGCAATTTTGCGTGATGCGCTTCCGCCTGCTTTAGCATACAAGGCTGTATTTTGAGTCCCTCCTAAAAATGAAGCGGGGGTATTATTATTTTCAATTATGGACGTAACCGTGGAAGTCCCTCCGGCGGTAGATGGTACTAAATCTCTACCAAAAGCGATTCGGGAGGTAGGGCTTTTCAAATTAATATATGCACCATCTTTTGATAAGTCAGAATTGGCAGTTAACCAATTACCATTTACGGAAAAACCTCCAATTTTACATCCATCCTCCGCTATCAATTTTTTAGTGTTTATTCTTCCGTCATCATAAAGCCGAGTAGGAGCATTGTCACGATTACTATAACCTGCGCCCAAAGCTATTTTAGCAGAGCCATTTGCGGCTCCATCCAAAACTACATTACTATTTTGGCTCTCAATATAGTTGCTCTTGAATCTCCATCCGGCAATATTGGCTTCGTCTGCAATAAGCAACCCTGTTGCTATGCTTTCATATTGACCTTGCAGACGCGTCCAATAACTGCTGGTAGTTGACGGTGTTTGCCCGGTAAAAGCCCCCGCTGTTGTTTTGGCGATATACCAATAGCCTCCGTATTTAACAACGTCTACCCTGACTTCATTACCTACGTATTGTTTTGATGATGAATAATCTCCGCGGGTTGTCACCGCAGGGCCAGGATTACCAGGATTGCCATCTCCTCCTGTCCATTGAACAGGTACTGACCAGCTACGATATAGTGAACCATTCCCGTTAAACGTTGCCCGGCTAGCCCAAACTGGTCCAGAACCGCTAGTTGGAGGATCAAGTGACCATCCGGACGGAGATGTACCTGACGGGGTTGACGGTCGAGTCGTTGATCTTCTATATCTATCTTCCTGGTATCGTCCATCTGTTCCGGGTTGTCCATCAATACCAAACTTAGCCCATAATGAAGGTGTAGAAAATACTCCCCAAACGCCATTAACTTTATCGCGCTTACTCATCCATTCATAGATGTAGGTAGACGTAACGCCTATTGGATCATCTGTCCAACCAGACGGAACATAATCATCTGTCTGAGATGTGGCAGGCGTTGCTGGTGTATTGTACGATGTTGTCCTGCGATATATAAATTCATGATCAGTCCCGTCTTCTGCAAATTTAGACCACAAAGCAGGAGTTGAAAATACACCCCATACAGAATCAACCTTTGCTCTTTTACAGATCCATTCATAAGGATATCCGGAAGTTGGACCTATCGGATCATCTGTCCAACCGGATGGAACATAGTCATTGTTTTGTGAGGTTGCCGGCGTAGAAGGTCTGGACTGTGTTGTCGTCCGGGTATAGATATATTCGTAATCTGTACCATCTTCGCCAAAGCGTGCCCACAAAGAAGGGATTGAGTAATCCCGCCAAAGCCCTTCACGTTTTACACGCTTGCACACCCACTCAAAAGGTAACTCCAATGTCGGACCAATGGAATCGTCGGTCCATCCTGCAGGAACAAAGTCATCGACCTGAGAAGTAGCAGGAGCCATTGGCTTCACTTCGGTAGCCGTCCGGGTATAAATGTATTCATAATCTTTACCGTCCCTCCCGTCAGCAACACGAACAATCGTAAAGACAACTTCGTAAACGGCAATACCCTCACAGTTCACCTCTATTTTTATTTCTGCTTTGTCTTCTGTAACATCCCGTACAGCAATCAGTCCATCAGTAATGACATAAGTACAGTTCGTTCCGGAAGATGTAACGATATACTTGCCGGATCCTATTATATCGCTGAAGCGTAATTGCTCCGGTCCCTTGGACACTTGAAGCCGGGTAGATACATTAAACTGGGATGCTACAACTTGATTTGCTCCGGTTATTACTTTGTTCTCTCCGGATACAACATCCACCTGTTCGTAAATACCATCAGCGATATTATATACTGCGCTGTAAGTGGACAGCGTGACAGAATAAGCGTCATTGCCTTTCATGTCTTCTTTCTGCTCAGGAGTGTACCATACATTCCCGCCAAAGTAGACATTATTTAAGTATACTGATCCTTCAACTAATGACTCTCCGTTTATAATCAGGTTCGACAGGTCACCCAGTTGCATACTGATATGCTTTGTTTCTATCTTCCAAGTATTGACTCCACGAAGATAACGGGTGTATGTACGAGTATGATAAGCAGAGGACTGTCGATTTTTGTCTATCGGATTGCCATACACGGCAAATTTCATCGACATACACGGATGTACTGTTGTTCCAGGCTTTAACTCGTACTTGAAATGAGCATTGTCTATGATCTCTACCGGAGTAAAATAAGAGGTGCGGAAACCAACCATAACATCGAAACCGGAACCATCTATGCCGGGTGCCGTTTCATTATCTGTCAGGTTGTGAAAGATACCACGACAGAAGTCACTCAAATGCATACCAGAAAGCTCACCTTCTTCCAACTTCAACTTGACTATCTGGTTTACTTCGTCTACCTCTTCAATGAGACCGAAGGCGATCGCGTTCCAAAGTTCACCGGAAACAACATCGATACGGTTGAAACGTAATTCGGGCACCTCCAGAAACTCACGGAGCTTCAAGCTGGTCATTTCAGCATTTCCGTCCTTATCTATAATAGACCCGTCCCCAAGGAAGCCACCTACATAGTGACCGGTTGTTATGCCATCATGGAAATCTACACGGTAGTCTGTCTCATCAACCTTGTCTTTACGGATATACTTATTTTCGTTTTCCAAGGCCTTCTTTTCATCTTCCAACTTTGACTTTAAAGCGGAATATACATTGAAATCCGTTGGGATTGTTTCCTCGTCAGTTGATTCAATTATTTCAAGATTGCAATCACCGCCGGAACCGCCGCCGCCAATATTTCCGATCTCATCCTCCAGTTCTTTGATTACTGCATTCTTGATCGTATTATGGATAGCCCCATAAGTTGTGACTGTCGGTTTCGGATTAAACGGATCGAATGCAGGAATAAGTACCCCCTCAGTAAGTTGTACCCTCGGAAACTCAGCTAACCGAGGGGGTAAAATAAAATCCGGCGATGACAGATCCGGAGCGACCAGATTATCCGGGATATCGCTCTCGTTTTTTGTAAGGTTCAGAAAGGAAGAAACTTCAGATAGTTGCCAAGTGAAAGTATATGAACTGGGCAATTCATTCGATATGTATGTTACATTGCTTTCTGTCACAACAATTTTCCGGATAGCCGTTGCTTCGTAAACAAACTTAGCCTTGCTGGGGAAAAAGTCAAGCAGCCAACGGCGAGAGTATTCATCCAGGTAGCCGGTGTTTTTCGTATACTTTCGCTGGGTGTCTACCTGATACTCTTCCCGGACGTCACCGAATACGGCTATATTATGTTCATGTTCCGCATTCAGGTTGCTTGTCCCGGCTGCCCGAAAGCTATCTAGTCCTCCCAAACTATTTTCAAAAAGATACCACTGTTCGTCTTCTGCCAAAGGATCAGAAAAAGCATACACCTGTGATTCTGATAATTTCGTTCCAGAGTTCTCTGTCCATACTTCGTAATAAGACGGATAGGTGTTCCCTAGCTTGCCGGCAACAACTGAATACTGTAAGTTCATTGTTGTAGCATGTCCTGCAACACAAGTTCCCAATGTTATTTCCTTGATTGATTTGTCCGGATATGTAGCTTTAAGCTTCGCGGTACAATCTTCAACAGCGTAATAGGTCAACCATTCAGGAGAGTAATAGGTAACAGGCTTAACGCGTGGTTGCCAGGTAAGGAAATGTAGTTTCAACCAGTTTGCAGCCGTGTCTGCCAGGTTAGCAACCCCACTACGGATAACCCGAAAAGAGTAGTCTGTTCCATCGATTGTAGCGACAAACGTTTCAGCCAATTTATTTTGTATATAAAAAGGTTGCCCTGCATTCAATGTGTAAGTCAGATGGCCTTCGACTACGTCCTGAACATCTACTCTTATCAAATTGTCAGGACCTGGCTCATAGCTTTGTTGCAAAAGAATATCATCCCCCTTTTTTAAAATAAAGGAGACAAGTCCGGAAGATGATAATACAAACTCATTTAGGTTTCCGGACAGATTAAGCGCTTCAGGTTTTTTTATTACTCCTGCCATTCTTTATTAATTTTAGCCAAATGTATATTTGCAGCAACTATCCATAAAGGACAATTACCAATCACGAAGTATGGGTTCCAGCCACGTCGTCAGTGTTCCAGAAATTTTATCAACCAATACTGGTTTGCCGATCAACTCTATTTGTACGGCAAACCAGCACGGATATGATTTTTCATGGAATCTGCCACCGCGACTATATTCCGCCTCTGTGGGAGGTGGAAGGAATAAGGTTGCTGGTTTCTCTTTCAGTTGCATCCAATTATATCGGTCGTCAACACTTTTACGCCATCTTTGCCTCCATTGGTATTTTGATGATGGGAAATGAGTTGATTCTGATTTCGCGGAGGAAACAGGATTATACAATTTTGTAGTTAAAAAAGTACATTCGGTATCTACGTTCTTGCCTACATTATATTTTATGACATTTGGTAATAGTTCCTGATTGTTTATTACGACTTTTTCATGAGCCGAAATATTGAGCTTGTCAATATCCTTCAAAAGCATCTTTGTTGTAACCGGCCGCATTGAATTGCGAAGCATATCATCATACTTTCGCCAAAATTTTTCAAACAATCCGTCAGGACCATTATAAGCTAACGAGTAGTCCCATATTCTTTCCCGCGTATCGAGATAAGCATAGATTGTTCCGGAATCATTCCGGGATGTCCTGTGAGCAGTAAAGCACAACATCGGCTTTAATTCTGATTTTTTCTGAGTAGAGTTATCTGTTTTGTTACCTTGTGTAGGTGCATTGTCCGACACAATTTTCGAATTCAAAGCTCTGGATGTTCCAATATAAGGAGCAACACCGCTCGCCTCCGATGCGGTTTCAATGCTTACAAGCGTATCAGGAGATTCCTTTTTTTCAGTATCCAACGTACCGCTTGCATAATAGTCGCAATTTAGTGTCCCCACCCTTTCTAACACGCGGTCAGTAGGAGTAAAGCCGTCTCTTATTATCCACCCCCTTGTCAGATCAATAAACGCTTCCGGATACATTGCCGCTATTTCATACAATGATTTAGATAGATAATCCGGTGTTGTGGAAACCCATTTACCTTCGTCGTTATAAGACAACTCAGCCCCTTTGTCTGCCGACAATTTTATCTGCTTATATTTACTACCATGGTTGACGCTGATTGGAGAAGTAAGCAACGTCGTCAGATCCTGCCTGGCATTACTATCAGCTATCTCATTGAATAAAACAATTCTGACTGTTCGAGCTGTTTCGTCAGGAATGAATTCGCAACAGAATTTATAACGAAAGATATCCAGTATTGTTGAGATATTACAATTCGGAACAACCTGGTCATAACGTATTTCCGAATTGACAATTGTATCGATGTTGTTATTTAGGAACACCATCGATTTAAATGGTTCCGTCTTCGAAAAAAAGCTGTCTTCAAGCGTATAACCCAGATACTTAAAAATCTCATCCAATAAATGCATTGCTTTAATAAACGGACTAATATAATATCCGGCCGGTGTTGATATGGTATTTTCGTCCACAGTTTCTTCCCGATATTGCTCATTCCAAAGGGAGAGATAACCATCTGGCTTTATAGGGCCGCTAACGCGATTCAGACAAACAATCTCTCCGTTATCATGACTTTCTGCAAGCGCAGGAAAACACGAGAATCGAGGGTCCGGCGTAATCATCAGTCCCCGGACAAAGCTGATAGCTGTAGTAAGCGATGAAAATTTGATCACTTTATCCTTAAAGACTGTTTTCAACCCAACATCTTTCATTTTCTCATAAAAGGATCCGGCATTAAGATAAAATGATGTCTCAATTCCATCTTTCAGGCTGGCCGATAGAATAGCCTGCCGGCAGCGGATCGAAAAAATTCCCTCTTGTATCGTGGCGTCAGACCTGGATGGCATCTTGTTTACTCCGGCCATATCGTCAGGAAAGCCAAGTATTGTCCGGTTATGCTCATCCGGCGGCAATTTGACCGGAAGGGATTGTTCTCCATAATCATTAAAAAAGGGATTTGTACGCTCCATTTCCAAAACCGTTCCCGGTTTTAGTTTCAGCTCCTTGCCTGAAGAATGTATTATTTTCATGACTTACTACCTATTTTACGGGATTCATTTAATAGTTCCTGTTGTTTTTGTAATTCTGAATAAATTATGAATGCTTTTAAACCACCTTCTTTATCTATTTTTTGAAGCAGCTCATACAGTTTAGTGATAACTTCTGTCCCGGCAATACTACTTGCCGGTGTGATATTTGTCGAAACTTTAGTATCTGCTGTTGCAGGAATAGAAGGATAACCTCCTGATTCAAATCCGGCCAGGCGTTTACGCATAAGCTGGTTCATGTCTACAGTTCGGATTTCGCCTTTTTCCTGAGATTCGTTTAATAGGTTTATGATAGGGGCAACAGTCGGGTTTTGCAAAGCCTCATTACTGGCTACCCATTCCATACTTTGTCCAGTTGGACCTTCACCAACTATTACAGTGGGGCGATCGACAAAACCTCGTTTTTCAGGATCAACTTCTGCATTAAAAGTTTTCCCATCTTGTTCGCGTGTGACATCAATGTATCCACCGGATTCTTTACCGGTTGCCACACGAGTACCTGTCCCGGATCCGGAGCTACCCGCTCCATCGGCAGTCATTGCCATGACTTTTTTTCGTTCGGCATTGGCCGTTGATATCTGGGCTGCACCGGTAGCGGTTAACATAGCTGCAGCAATTGCACCCCCTATAGGGCCTAACTGGCCGAAAGCCTGCATGATGGCAACGGCTGTATTTGCTATTATTTCGGATACCTTAATGGCGAAATTGACATTTGCGTACTTTTTTTGTACAGCAAGCTTTTTGTTTTCTTTCTCCTTTTCCAACCGGGCAACCTCTTCCGAGTTGTCACCGGCACGCTGGATCTCTGCATCGTATTTAGCATCTATATTGGCCAGTTCAGCTTCTTGGAGAGCATTGATAGCTCCGGAAAACATCTCTGAATAAGCATCATAACTTTTTTTCAAATAGTTGACTTTTATTTGATTCTTAGCTTTCTGATACTCTTCTTCATCCAATAGGCCCTGGTCATATTGCTGTTTTAATTGTTCTTGCTCAATTTCATATTGTTCCTGCATGGAAAGGAGACCATACTGGGAACGTATTTGATTTCGCTTATCTTCCTCCTGTTGCAACAATTGGGTTTTGGCACGTTCGTAAGCTGCATCTAGTTCGGCGGTATCCATGTTTTCTTTTTCAGCCATCTCTTTTCGAGCCTGATAAGATGCTTCCAGTACTTTCTTTTGAGCTTCGGTATCTTCGTCGACAGTTGTTAGTTTAAACTCTGACTTAAAATCTTTTACTAAATTTTGAAGAGCTTTTTGTTGAGCAGCACGACTTTTGGCGGCATCAAGATCCGCAGTTATAACAGCTTCGTTTGCTTCCGATATGGCCTGAGCTTTGATCGTTCCAGATGACAGTTCTAAAGAGTATACGTCGGACTGGTAATCCTGATTTATTTTAAGACGGGTTTCGGCTGTCGCTGTTTCCGCACTTAACATCAAAGCATCATATTGTTGTTGTGAGATTTGTTTTTCTGCTAATGCTTTTTCAAAAGTGATCTGCTGATTTTTATATGATTGCGACTCTATTTTCATTTGTTTGTCCCGGTTGTCTTTGAGGACATTGATCATTTCCTGTTCCCGCTTTTGCTGAACATCAAGAAGTGCTGTTTGGGCTTCTATTTGCTGTTTCGCAATTATTGATAATGTTTTTGGATCATTTGTTTTTTTCTGATAGGTCTCTAATGCTTGAAGGCGATCCGAGTAATACTTAGCGTCAGCATGGAGAACTTCCAGATTGTAAAACTGCTCCGTTTGTTGAGTCTCGTTTTTGTTTTTCTTAAGTTTTGCCAATTCTTCAGCATGAGCATTATCCATCTGTTGCAGCTTTAAATCCATCGCTGATTTAAATGCCGCATTTTGTTTCTTTATTTCAGAATCGGAAACAACTTTCTTTTCAGGGGTTAACGACTTGACTTTATCGTCAAGGGCTGTCAGTTCTGATTTATAACGTTGTACTTCTGCTTTCTTTTGGGCTAATGCTTGTTCAATATTTTTTCTTGCAGAGGGCCATAAATTATTCATTAATCTAGCTTCTAATGCAGCTTGTTCTTTTTCTGCTTTGACTAATTCTTCAGATGATTGCTTTCGTAAAATATCAATAGTTCGTTCAATGGCCTTTTTTTTATCCATACCATTTTTCACCAATTTATCAACCATTACATCGACTTGCTCTTGGGTGTCATTATAGGCATCTTGGGCAGCATCGTTGTAAACATCTTGTTTTAAATCATCAAGACTACTAAGTGCAACCCTAAGACCGTCAACCATTTTACTTAACCAGGTTAATGTTTTTTTTGCAATAGGTTCTATTCGTTTACCGATCGTATTGAATAAGGCGTCTAATGTATCCCCAAAGTTGGAATATTTACCTTCTAATTCCTCCATTTGTACAGCCATGCCTCCTTGTACACCTTCAATGTTACCTAACGAATAGAGGTAATCAGATATGGCCTTTTCTGTAAAATTGACTTCTGTTGTAACTCCTTTAAAAGAGAATTTTACTTTGTCATTTTCTTTATTGGCTTTAATGCCAAATTCTTTAAGGCGTTCGAACTCTCCTGTTTGAGCATCTAAAAGGGCTTCAATAAGTTGGTCTAATGATTTTCCCTGAGAGCTGGCAAGGTCTCCAAGCTTTATAATTTCCTGTTCTGTTGGTACAATTCCACGATTGACCATCTTAATGTAGGCTTCAGTTATCTCTTGCAGAGAATAGGGTGTTTCTTGTGCCAATTTTTTTAGCATGGACATGGACTTGGCTGCTTTTTCTTGGCTTTGAAAAGTATTTCGCAGGACAGCTTCATATTTGGCAAACTCTTTACGGGTTTCGATGGCATTCGATATGATGTCTTTCAAATATCCAACAACTTTCAAAGCCAGAAAGCCTTTTACAACGGTGGTTACTTTGCCAAAAGAGGATGATAATGCATCTCCTGTTTTTTCACCGCCTGCCTTTAATTCAGATATTCTGTTTTTTACTGCCACTAGATTTTGTTCGAGCTTTTTATAGTTTTCCGGATGTGTTGCCTGTGATGTGTTATCCAGTTGGCGTTGTAAATCCTTCGCCTGTTTCCGAAGTTGGGCCATTGTCAGGGCACTAATACCCATTGTGCCTTCCAAAGCCTTGATCTTAGCTTTGTTTTTGTCGATCTTTTCGTTATTTAGTTCGACTTCTTTTGAAAGTCTGTTGAATTCTTCGGATTCTTTTTTGCCGGTAGCGATCAGATCAATCATCCGCTCTTTTAGCTCTTTATTGGTAGTGTTGAGTTTTTTATTGTCATTAGATAGAGCCCGGACTTCCTGTTGTGCTTTTGTTGCATCGACAGACAGGATCCATTTTAATTCATCTTCTGTAAGTTTTTTTGCCATATTAACCTATTTTTATTGCGAAAGTAGAAGATGAAACAAATGGAATAAAGGACATTACAGAAGGTGATTTGCCCAACTGTTTCGAAGTTCAAGAGAGGAAACACCTCCAAATTGTTCCAAGTCATTGCGCATCAGTTCACGTATATTATCTGTGAGGCCATACCGCAAATCCTGCATGGTTTCATTGTATAATATACCCCAGATGACACGGTTATATAAGGCTAATCTGCGGCGGAAGAACATTTCTTGTTTACGATATCGGATATCTAAGAATCGGAGATAGGAAAATACTCTCATGTGATAGGTTTGTTTCAGCCCTTCTCCAGACATGGATACTGGATGTTGGCTAAGAAACTCGGCTAACCTGCCGGTTCCGCCTTTAAAGTTTGCCCGTATAACTTCCTCCTGTGTTTCATAGATCCGGTTTATGTCCCGTGTCACAATGGAGTGAATAAATTCTGTTTTGATAAGTTCGTCTGTAACCATAGTGTTCGTTTTGGTTACAAAAAAAAGGATGCGCCCTCTTTTAAGAAAGGACGCATCCTATTAATCGATAGGGTATATCTGTTATGTCATTAATCTTCTTTCCCTTCTAATAAGCGGATGTCACGTTTTAAAAAACATAAGTCTGCAATAGCGTTTAGAGCTTCTTGCTCCCTACCTTTTTCACAGACACAGTCACAAGCTATTAGGGTAATGGCATTGTCGATTACACCAATCTGAGCATCCATAAATTCGGGATCATTTTGAAACTGTTTTATAAAGCTGATAAGTTTCTCAGTAAGAACAATACCTTCAATGTTAATCGGTGTCATTTCTTTCTCCTTTCTTCTTTAGAAATAAACCAATATAGGAAACTAGCCAATAACTTGAGTTGGCGAAGGGAGAGGAGAGTGGATACCCGTTCACGTTCGTAGGTGACGGTATAGACTTTACGAGTGCCGCCTTTTTCAGTGGTGTATTCATCGGTGACGATACCCCACACAGGTTCTTTTCGTTTCATATCTTGCCTCCTTTCTTCGCTGAACAATAAACCAAACAAGCAGCCACTACCAACGGCAGGAATACGATAGAGAGAACAGCCAGTAAAGCAGCTGTGTACATTTTGGCTTCATAGATGTTTTTACAGGGAGTAACTTCGCCTGGCATGGCGTTGTAAAACTTTTGGACGTTGGTCCAGGATAAAATTTGTACGCGCTTCCGGCTTCCGGTGGCGGGTACGGTTAATGAATTTGACTTCATACTATCATGTCTTTTAGCATTTAGGCAGAAAAAAAGAACGGCTGCCATTTCCCGCTTCGCTAAAAGACATGATAGTTCTCCGAAGAGCAAAATCAAATGGGAAAGGCAACCGCCTTTATCGTAATATGGGCATAAAAAAAGCCCAACAATATGTCTGAGCATTTACAGTTACTCTTCTGAATGAACTAATCATCATGTCTTTTAGCACTGCAAATATGGTGAAAAAATTTGGGATAGCAATATAAAACAGCCTCTATTATTCGAACCGCTCTAACTAATTTTGAATTGATGACAACTTTCCATTTTCAAAATAAAGGTATGAATCATCATAAACCCACTGCTTATGCTCCCCCCAACTTCCAGTAGTTGTGTTGATATCATTGGGTACACCCCATGAAAGTTCGCATTCTTTTTCCGTCATACCAATACGTACGCGACCTTTTTTAATTAGATTCCACGTGAAATCATTTATGTAAGGATATTGTTTCCTGATATCAGATAAATTGAACAATAGTTCAAATTCATACTGCGGATTTGAAGTTTTGTCAAATGTTACTTTCTTATAGTATTTATTCCCTTTCATATCCTTAAATAGAAGTTTTACTGGATAATATGAATTACCATATTCCACTTCAAAAACAGTTAATGGAATGTATTTTTCAATGGTTTCGATATTATCGTTATCAACACAATAAACAAATTCAGTTTTATTATATATAGTTTTTCCTATTAGTTTTTTTGCTTCTAACATTGACATTTCTATAGCCTCTTGTTCTTTTTTATAATAAAGCGCCCTCTTCTCTATTTCTTTCTGTTTTAATTCATATATCGTTTTTGTTGTCATGAAATCACTTTTAGAAACATTTTCTATTCGTTGAAAATTACGAGCCGAAAGCCTTATTCTGGAATGATTTATATTTTCCAATAATAAAAACTCTTCCCATGATGAATTTTCTTCTATTATATAATCTAAACATTTAAAATTCATATATCTTTCATAGATATAGGCATTCTCTGTTTTAATTCCATCAATATTTTTCATGAAAGGACTTTGCATATCCAAAAGAAAAGTATTCCCTACAAAATTAGCTTTCATTTTCTCATAATATCCTACAACAATAAAAGGGAATAATGAATTTTCATTTTTATAATCAAAATACAATATTTTTCCATTATCACAATCTTTTAATTCTATATAAATGTCTCCCTTATAGGCTTTTGTATCTCTTCTAACCGAAAGAACATCAAAGTATTTTCCTGCAACGGATTCATACTTAGTGAGTTTGGTATATTTAATAGGTTCATATACATCTCCTTTTAGGTTTTTTTTAAAAGAATGGAATCCATGTTCTTTTGTATATCCAGTCACTTTGGGCAAATAAAATTTTTGTCCTATATAAGAGTCAATATCTTTTCCTACAAAATTTAAAATACTATCATATTGTGTAACAGCATTGTCATTTTTTAGGCTATTAATAGGAATAGTCTTTATTTGTGCTGAAATGGATGCTCCTTTTAAAATCAATAGCATGATTAACATTTTCTTCATATCATATAATTTTTTTTTAGAAACAGGTGAATATTATAAAAACTTTTGGATTTGCCAACCATTAATAGTATTTTTGTGACAAATAGTTTGAGTATGAGCACAAAAGAAGAAATTCAGCAGATCAATTCGGATATAGACAACATCACCATTCAGATTAACGTCATTCTGAAATTGATAAAATATGTTTCCATATGCTTTTTATTGGGTCTGATAGTAGGATTCCTGCTATGAATGATAATAACGATGTGATAATGAATAGTTTTATTTTCATGTTAACCAAAACCATATTTTGTAATTTCAGTTTTTGAATTTTCTTCTTATATAATACTTCTTCCTGCTTATTCTCAATGTAGGTCAAATAATTACCATATACAGATAGCATATTAAATCCTTCATGTGTTAATGAAAAATGAAGATTGTGTTTGAAATCTTCTCTTTCTTCAATGAAGCCAGAACTTTTACCGGTTATGATAACTCTTCCTATATCATTATCAGATAAAGCCTCTGTATATTTTGACTGAAAAAACTCGAGAATTTTATCTTCTTCTCTTACGGTATATAAATGGTCTATAAACTCGGCAAGTAACCGATTATTTTCATCTGTTGTCATAAAAAATGGCGAATCCCTATACAGTGCGCCCATCGGAAACATAACCGAAACAGGACTGGTTACCTGTTACACTGTATAGAGACTCATATAATGTTTTTATGGGCGTGTAAAGATTATGATTTTTTTTCGAGGTGACAAAGAAAAGCCCCTGCTTTTTAAGGCAGGGGCTGAATTGTTAAGCTAAAGCCATGTCTCACGACATTCGTATTCAGAACCTTGCGGTTACTAATTCTTGACCGATCTGTTGGATGCATTGCCGGATTTTATCGTATTGCTTTTCGCTGGCTTTAGCAAAACCGCTTCTGTATTGACGGAGCAGAGATGCATTCACTCCTGACTTTCTTGCCAGCTCAGATACATTCAGTACACTGAAGTAATTAAAGAAAGATTGCAGATCGTACTTCCATTCGAATTCAATATCAGGCGTTTCCTTACCTTCCTGCGCTCTGTCTTGTTTTATTTCTTCGTAGGCACTGAGCAGGTCGTTCTTGGCATCTTCGGCTGTATCACCGTATCCCAACAATCCAAAGCCGTCGAATTCCTGTTCCGTATAGCAGGAATAAAAGCCGTCAGATGATTTTTCAATAACAAAAACTACTTTCATATTATATTGATTTTAATGATAAGTTAAAGCGAAATTATGAGTATTACAAACCTTGGAAGAAAGGCAGGGATTAAATCCCTGCCAATTTTCTGATCGATTTCTCGGTGCTTTTAGATACTTCATGACTTTGGTGCCTTGGTACCGGAAACTTCCTTCCGGTGATCGGGCTGTACCACATGTCATGGTTACCACCATGCTTCGAGAAATAACAACCGGCAGCTTTCAATTCTGCCATCAGTTCTGAATACTTCATAATTTCAAAGAGCTTTAACTTAACAATGCGAATATAACGACTTCGTTATAAATAGCCAAGCGTTTATATAACAAAAACGTTATTGTTGAGATTTATTAACTAATAAACAAAACCGCTCTACCTATCACAGGCAGAGCGGCTAACTCAATTACTAATCTAAAAATCTAATACCATGAAAAACACTTTATTTAATATGCAATCTTATGAACTTAAATATCCCATAACCAATACCTAATAAGATCACACCGGAAAGCACACCTATGGCCCAACCTCCTATATCCATTTTAAATTGTTGCCAATGTGTCAATTTCTTTTCAACCTCAATAGGGATTTCGACGGTTTGTATTATTTCGATCTCTTCGATCTGTATAGGGATGCCCAATGTGTCCGGGTAAATATTCAGGCTATGGTTTAATTTACCACCAGACCATACAGCCCAGCTTTCGCCATAGGGGTTATGCAAATGTGACGTTGTATCCGGGGTACTTATGGAATCTCTGTAAGGAACAAGTACGGTTTTAATGATAGTATCACGGAGCCGGACAGTCGTAACCTCCATACTTTTCACTGGTACATATACCGTCTTTGTGCAAGCTACCATGCAAAAGGTAATACACAGATATAATATCGTTCCAGTCACAAGGCGTCCCATCCGGCTTCCACTTCTGACATGATTGCGGGGACTCCATTCTCAACTAAGCTGATAGCTGCTGCCATCGCACACATGATGGACTTTTCGTCCGGATCCGGAACGAAAGTTGTAGGGACTTGCATTTCCCGGCTTACACGAATGATGTAGCCGGATGTGTTGTTTTCGTGCTCCGGAGCCCATCGGTGGATATAGTCGGCGATGGTGCGGCAACCATGCAACTTGTGGTAATTACGCAGTAATTTCAGCAATGCCCGGTAGCCGGATGCCCGGTCTTTGAACTCTTCAAATGTAAAGTCTTTTTTGCTGGCGGCATCTACTTCACCCTGCCATTTCACACTGTTGCTGTTACGGATGTTTCCGGGATTGTTGTTCCGGAGACCACGGGGTAATTTTTCTGTACTCATTGATGTTCCTCCTCTAATTTTTTGAATGGGTCGGCGCTGATGGGTGGCTTACGATATCCACATTCCAGTTTTTCGCATTTCCATAGTTTCAATATGGCATTGTTCGTAGTCAGTGTATTATTTTGATTCCGGGCCGCCGTCAAATCATCGTATAGCTTATCAATCAAATCACTCTGTCGAGATTTCTCTTCACGGCATTGTATGTAAAGCTCTTTCCATTGTTCACTGACCTTTGCTTCGTTTTCTAGATTTGCTGATCGGCGTTTCTGTGGAAGCAATACAATGGCAGCAATGCCTCCTCCGCTGATAAAAGTCAGGAAAGCTAAACCTATTGTCATCCAATCCATTCTTTGTTATTAATTTATGGGTATAAAGTTGTTTAATTCTAATCCAGGCATAAAGGACATTCATTTGCGCTTTGCTCCAAACGTATCATAACCATCCCGGTTAAAGAGCATGGTCCAACCGACACTTGACAGTTCGCGGGCAATAAACGGAGTCAGGGTATGACTGCGGGATACATCTTTCAGCCAACATCGTTCCCGTTGTTCAGCAATCATTCGGTTACGGATCGCGACTAGATATGAAAGGGATTGATCTGATACGAGTAGTTGTTCGATCAGGTCCCCGGAGAACTCTTTCAGTCGGTAGGCTACGGTTATAGCTAGTCGGGCGGAATCAGTCATCCGGTTACTATTGTCGGTTCCGCATTCTATTTCTCCGTAATCGACAAACAGATAGTAACCGTTTATATTGTTGACACGGCTACTGACTGCATCGAAGTTAGGACCAAAGACATAGTTACCTATATCGGGTACTAAAGGTTCATTGGACAGAGCAAGAAGTGCGGCTGACAAGTCTTCGTACCCATCTATATTGCTTCGTCCTTTGTTGAACAGAGCACTGAAAGCATCGCGATTTGGGAAGCGGGCGAAGTAAAGAAACAGTTCAATTAATAGGGATGTGTTCATATGATTTGTTTTATTGTTTTTATGGATAATCCTGTCTTGTCAGAGATTTCTACCAGGTCGATACCGGCTTCGTTCATGGCGGTGACGCTTTCAATGAGCTTTTTCCGGAGGATGGTCAGGTACTTGATGACCGGCATTTGTTCAATAACGTCTACATTACCTAATCCGTCGGCCGAAAGATTATACAGGCTTTCGGCCATGCCGATGGAGATAGCCGGTTTATGTTCTTTAGGTTTTCGCATGTATAAGATACTGAACGGAGTCTGGGTGAACAGGTAGTTGGCAAATGCTTGGAAGTTCAGGCAAATGGCCTGGAGTAATATCGAATCCAGCGATGCAAAACTCTCAGCTAACCGATGGGCAGCTTCGGACGTGTAGGTGCCTGGACAGTATAGAATAGCTGCCATCACAGGCAGTTTGTCCGCTTGGCAACCAATCAGTTCGTAAGCCTCTATGAACTGGATGGCGGAGAGCGAACAGGTTAGCGTGTCAAATCCGGTCTGTATTTTGTATGCCTTATATATTTGGTCGTTTACGGATATTTCCGGCACCAATTGTGCCAGAAAGCAGTTATTGATATGTTGCATGTCTTTACATATAAAGTCTATCTGTTCGGAAAGCAGATACAGATTTTGATTCGCATCATCCCCTTTTATCTTCTTTGGATTCAATTTTAGAGCTTTGCAGATGTAAGCGATATGTAATTGCCGGTAAGAGATTTGACCGGTAGCGTATTGCTGGAGCAACTTGCAGACAGACAGATACAGTTCCGGAGTAAGTTGTTCCCATCGATTGGGTATACTGTATTCTCCGAAATGAGTTTCAAAAACAATAGCAGGAGCATTCATGACATCAGAAAGATTTTATCGCTTTCGCGGTTATAAGAGGTGGTAGGATCAATATTCCCGGACACAGGTTCACTGAGAGCCAGGTCTATGGCTTTGATGGTTTCCATTGCCTGGGATTGCAGGGAGGCGGCCAATGCGTCTAAAGCGGATTTCTCGGAAGAACCATGACGGAAGCCTTTAGAATCGTCGAATAGGTTACGGATGGTCATTGGTAACTCGATAATATCGAAACGCGTCAAGGCAACCGAAATAATCAGCATCGCCAGTGCCCGTTTCAGCTTCGTTTCGAAGTCGGCTTCGCGGCCTTCTATACTGACGAAGTATCCTCCGATCGTATCGTCCAGCACTTCGCGTTGAATAGCGATGGTCCGGAAGAAGAACAGGTATGACATATCTATACTGTACAGGCTGTTGAGTTCGGCGGTTGTTTTGATCCGGAGGCTGTCCATATACTGGAAGTCGGTTGTCTTACGCCAGACTTCCTGGTAGGATTCATTGGTCTCCAGTTCGTGGATAAGCGAATCCATTGCGTTAAAATAATTGTCGATATACTGGCGGCGCATACTCTCCAGTTCGTATTTGTACACATCCGCCCCTCCGGACATACGTTTGGCGATGGTAGCAAAGATAACAGCCTTGTGCATGGTCAGATTGCCGAAAGCCAGTTTCAAGTGATGCCAGGCGTCGGAATCTTTGTCTTGTATGATCGATTTCCAAAGGGGAATGGTTATGATGCCCTGAATCTGTTTTCGTGCGCCTATGGCAGACGAATTGAGTTCTTCGATCTCTATATCGCTAGCGACATAAGGTACATAATCCCGAAAGTCGGCGATATTATCAAATAGTTCGATTAATACGTTGTAGCTCATGATTGTTGACGGTTTAAACGATCGTTTGGTGAAACTTCTTCCTGACGTGCCGGCACCTCCCGGTAAAAGCCGATCCGGTAGCCTTGTTTATAGAGATCCGGAAAGTTGACCTGCAGGACCAGATTGAACGGTTCGCAGCACTTCTCATCGTCCGGAGTGAGCGTTTGCAGATAAAGCAAGTAGTTATAATATACATCGGCGCCTGACTTTGATATAACTCCATCCTTGCTAACGCTGGAGATGGACGAGTCCAGGCCTACGGCACCCAGTAGCACTTCGTCTACCCGTTTGTCGTATTCGATCAGGGATGAAATGTATTCTTTGTACTTCAGGTCGATCGTTTCGATCTTCCATCGTTCTTCTTCGTTTCCCTGGCCGGTTTTGAACGAATAGGTAGAAAAGGCCTTCCCCTGGTTCTTTTTACCGGATAAATATAGCGATAGACGGCGTAGTTCCTCCTGGGTGTAAAGTACGATCAATGACTCCCGGTATTCGGTGCCGATTTCGATATCATTGTATTTTATCAGTTGTTTGTTATCCTTCTTGCGGAGCTTATTTTCCTCACATAAGGCTTTTATTTGTTTACGCTTGGCTTCTACCCAGGCATTCGGTATGATAACATGTATTTTGGCTGCCAGGCTATTATTTAAAAAGCTATCGATAAATTCGGGTAATTCGTTTGATGTTTTGATATGAGTCTTAACACCTTCGTGGGTTTCGTTCTCTCCGTAATGATTGCCCACGGAGCTTTCCCGATGATGGGATATGGCGGCAAAATGATAGTTGTCTACTTCGTTGATACGGAATAGCGGGTACACCTTGTATTTGGCCGCTCCATAGTTCCAGTTTCCGGTAACGACGAAACGCAGGTCGTTATACAACACAATATCCTCGGCAACATCTTGTTTAAGTGTTGCCAGGCGGCAATATTTGTTTTCTACCAGATCCAGTCCGGCTACCGGCATGCGGCCGATTGCTTTTCCCTGTGACATGCGCCACTTTACAAAAAAGTCCCGGAAGAAATAATACCGTTTGATGATGGCAAGTCCGAAATCTTTATAAGACATCTCCATTCCGTTTTTAGGCCAACTGTCCAGCCATTCTTGTATAGCTGGCACATCGGTCCACTCCCGGATCACCTTGTTGTCTTGCAGTTTCTCTTTGTATATACGGGGGCCTTTACCGTATAGCATATTGATCTGTTTACTGATTAAGCGGGGTAATAACCGGTTGTTCTTGATATCGGCCTCTATACGTTCGCATTTGCGGTTATCCGCTCCACGGGAATACACGTTATAGCCATCCACATTCAACCAACGGAATGATATATTCCGATTATATCCGGATACAGGTCTTTCGTCCTGATCCATTTCCCGCATCAGGCTGGTACCGGGATTCGTACCCACCTGAAAGGTTATTACATTGTTGTCATCCAGGTAACAGCCAAGGTTACCCCACATGTCCATCTGACTCATAGCCAATCTATCTTATGTAGTTTAAATCCATCTTGCGGAAACCCCATGTACCGGATCAGTATGCGGTAGCATGACTTTGGGTTGCCATCTGCATCGGAGAACAGGAACAGGTTGTCGCTATCCACCCGAAAGCGCTCCTGTGGTAGCTGTGCCCTATACTTGCATCCTGCCTTGGTTACCAGCTTGGCTGATGCCTTTCCCCTTGCCTTAGAGTAAGGATAGAAGGCAATAGTGAAGCATCCATCGGGTAGCTTCGATAGCTCCCGTGCCCATTGCAATGCGTGCAGGCCTGTAATTGTTTCCATGCCCAAATGTACGCGGGCGAGCGGGAGAGGGAAAGGACACGGGTCCCTCTGTCATATTTTCCGGACCGACCGGGAGAATGCAACGCAAGTCGAAAACTCAGCGGTGGCGTAAAACAGAAGCTTTTTGCGAAAAGTCTTTTTTAATTTTAGGGGAATACCATCACTGTCTATCAGTTATATAGGTGTATTTCCGTTTCCAAAACAGGCCATTATTATAGGGTGAAACAACTATTATTATATCCCTGGAGAAGGTTTATAGCATCATATTGTCGGGTAAATCATCCGGTATTGCGCTATATTCGCTAGGCATACGTTCGTAGTATAGGCCATGTAGCAGGTAAATGAGCGCGGACGGAAGCTGTGTTGTCAACCCGGCCTGATACTTGATGGGGACTTTCTTTTCACTTGTCTTGTCTAACTCGATACGGCCGTCGGTTTTCTTTCGGGGAGACAACATGATGGAACTGCATAAGTTCGGGCATTCGTTTTCATCTACTAATACGCGCGGGAATGAATTGGATTGTTCTCCGAAAATAAGCAGCAACAGTTTGAACTGCATCCAGTAGTAGATCGTGCTTTGTCCTTCATTCATCAGTTCAACTGAAAAACCGTAACTCTCTAATTCTCTTTTTAATATCTTGGCATCTGTGGTTATTTGCTCGAAGTCTTCTTTCTTTTTGTTACCGGCACGGTCGTAGTACAGGCGGATGTGTTTGTTCTTGGCATCGGAGCCGAAGAACTCATGAATGGCGGTGGCCAGTTCCGGCTGTTGCTGTGGGTAGTAGCAAGTGAACTCTTTTAAGACGCGGAGTTCTGTACCTTGCTTACGTTCCTGGGCAGCTACCACACTGGAGAAATGACCAGGGTCGTAGCCTAGGAGGATTTCTTCGCGCGGATCGTAATACTTCAGGTAAAAGGCGGTCAGGCGGAAATGCTCTTTCAGATCCAGGCGCATGATGCTGGCATATTTGTAACTATCGGTAAATTGATGTTGTTTGGGTGAGTAGTTGGCAAAGAAACGGTCCATTACCTCTTTTTTGCGGATGGCGCATATGGCGGTCAAGAATTCGTCGATGTCGAGACTTTCCAACTGGGTTTTGAAAAACTTCGGACCTAATATGTCTTTGTTCACAAAAGAGCTGGCGCGGATGTAGTAGGTAGCGTACCGGCGCATGTCGGCCAGACGAGGTTTCCAAAGGGCGACAATTCGCTTTTGTTTTTCGATATCCAGGCGTAACTTTTCCAGCAGTATCGGGTTCTTTTCTTCACGTGCAAGCGCATCGGCACGATACATGGTCGCCAGTGCCTGGTTGATGTGCAGGGAGACGGTGACAATCTCTTCTATCAGGTCTGTATTGACATTGTGTTCATATTCTTCAAACCAGTTGTCTTCACCCAGGTCCACACGGGCGGTATCGGATACGCCGGTAATTCCCTGATAGTATTGGCTGGCACGTATTTCGGCGCTCGATCCACGTAGGGACGGAAACAGGCGGCTTTTCAGTTTTTCGCCTTTCTGGTGTTTCATCTCTTCGATGAAGGCATGCACACCGGAACGTCCGGCCACGGATTCCGGCTGGTCGCTCGATACGAGTTGCAGGTGGAAGCCGTTACGGAACAGGATGCTGTGCTTCGGGAAAGCGATCGGGTAACGTGGACGGCGAAAATGGGTAGGGATTTTACTTTCGCCGACAATGTAATCTATACCGTATTCCAGCATGGTGCGCCGGCCTCCCATGATTGGGCGGCTGAAGTAGGCTTGTATATTCGGCCAGATGTTGGTAAACAAGGCGGTATAGGTTTTGTGAACCAGGAAGGCCAGTTCTCCGGGCATCTCGTTGGCTACCTTAATAATACGCGGGCCGAATACGCCTTCCGTCTTTCCACCGGCACGGGCTACCTCGGTTATCTGTGTATTGGCGTCTACTACATTGGCCCGGATTTGCATCAGGTTCATATAATAGTCTTCGAAGCGGTCGGTTTGAAATGTGTTATTCTCCATCTTCTGGTATCTCCTCTATGATTTCGGCATCCATGATATTAGCATCGCGCAGGAGCCGTTGTTTTTCTTCTTTTTCTACAGGAAGGTTGTCTATCAGGTTGATGTAGAAACCGTTATTGTTCTTTTGGGCTATTTCTTTCAGGTTGCGTTTGCTAAAGCCCAGCAATTCGGCTGTGACCTCGTTGGAGATCAGGAAGACCGGTGCCCAGGCGCTTTCTTTGTCGGCTGCTTCAGAGGCACGTAGGCGACATTCGCGAGCGGCATCGTAGCAGGCTTTGGCGGTACGGAAGTCTTCGTATTTCGTTGCTTCTAAGGCAAGGTCTTCGTATTTGTTGGCGAAGTCGGTTTCCCATATTTTGGTGGCAACGTTGCAGTCCATTGAGAAATAGGAGATGGCGGAATAGATACGTGCCTGGCAGGTACGCACATCCAGCCGAATGCCTTGCGTGGAAAAGATACGGGTTTGCAGCGTTTTGGCGGCTTTGGATATGTTGCGTTCCTGTTCGTATACTTCGGCGGCCCATTGCATTTGGTGCAGGAAGAGCTGTACGTCCTCAGGGATACCGCTACACTTTCCGGTAGAGAGGAAAGTATGGATGATATCCGGATGTAGCTTGTCTATAATTTCTAATGTTGTCATAGTTTTATGTTTGCTGAAGAATAGTTTCAAAAATCACTTTGCGTTCCAGATGTTTAGCCAAGTTTTTTTTATCGTTTTCGTGACGGTCGGAGCGGGCAGGGTTATTTAAGTAGGATTTGTAGCGGCTGATATTATGGTTACAAGCGGCGTATTTTTGGAGGAAGGCTTCCGGATCCCGGCGACGAAGTTCTTCCAGTTGAAAACGTTCGGAATAGTGAATGAGCAAAGGGTGTTTGTTCTTCCATTTCCCGGTATCGTTGAATGACTGTAGTTCTTCGAAACATTGAAGATTCCGGATGCGTGTTTCGGCCATCTTTGCTACCCTAGATTCGGTAGGCTTGTCGTCGAGTTCGGCATCCAGAACCTTCATTTCGCGCCAGGTGTTAATGCGGTCGTTATAAATTAGCGTCGCGATTTGGACGTTTTTGTCGAAGATGTTTTTCCAGTCGATTTGCGGGTACTCGTCTTCTTTCTGGAGTTTGATGGAGCTGATGCCGTTGTGGGTTCGCTTTTTTTTTCAGCGTCCAATGCTTCTTTTGCAGCTTCCAGTTCGGCTTGGGTATCTTCTAACGTTTCCTGAGTCTCTTCCAGTTCAGACTGGGTATTCTCCAATTCTTCCTTAGTATCCTCTAATTGCTGGGTTACATCAGCTTTGTCGGCATCTCCGTCCGGATTATTTTCTCCGGAATGATCTGGAGTGTCTCCTTGGGGTTGCTCCGAAACCGCCGGTTGTCCGGTATCGGTGTCGGCCGGTTGTTTTTCTTTATCGTTTTCATTTTGCTGTTCGTTTTCCGGTTGCTGTTTATTTTCTGCGGCACGACGGTTCAGACGGATCTTTTCGGCTGTTGTCTGGTCCAAGAGGGTGTACAGGATCTTTTCTGCAGAGCGGGCGGCATTGACGATGGGAGAACGGAGCAGATCGTTCTGGGGTGATACCTCACGAAGCAGACGAAGGTCGGCCTCGGCATGTTCCGGATTAAGAAGCTCCCGGAGGAGCTTCATTTTTTGTTTTATACTATACATGGGCTATGCTGTTTGTACGCGTGAACCTTGAATTTCTACTAATGTCGTAGAGTCCAACACCCGGAAGGATATTTGCGATCCGGCTTTTGCCGTCCAGGTGGCTCCGTCTTCCAGGACGAAAGATGTATTGTCGGCTACTGTGGCGGCTTTATCAGATCCGGTTCCTACCAAAGTGATGGTACGGCCTTTGTCGGAAGCGGTCAGACCTGATACGGTAGCGAGAGCGTAGGTAGCTGATGATCCGTTCGGTATTTTATATGTGTTGACTCCCGGTTGGGTAGCCAAGGCTGTTGCTCCGGCGGTGATGGTGACGGCATCTTTCACAATGATATCGCCTACATACTTATGATATTGCTTGATAGATTTGTTCTCGAAGGTAAAGGTAACGGAACGGTTTTCTTTATCATTCTTCAAATTGAAGGATTTAAGTACCATCGGTTTGCAGGGATTACCCAGAATAAACCGATTGTTAGACTCGCATTCCTGAAAAATAATGAGAAATTTACAACCGGCCTTTTCTTCAATGAATTTTAGAAGCTGATCTCGTACACCGCCCATGATAATAGTCAAGGTGTTTGTGCTCGAAATTGTAAGGTCGCCTTTTTCCCCTGAACTGGTGTATGTCGGGATATCGTGGGCCTCGAAGTAATGCATATACTCGCCGTCGAGCATAGGGAGCGACGAAACCTCCCTGGACGCGTTTGGGATAGGGAATGAACGTGAACCGTCCAACTGCTTGGTTTCTATCAACCATACTTTGTAGGCGATGGATTCACCGGCTACTTCTTTATCGGCTACATCGTCAATACTGCCGATTGCCATCATACTGGCCATTGTTGTGCCTACTACGATTTCTGTCGATACTTTGGCATCATCCGGAGAGGTGATAGCGGATATCGTTGATACGGATGCGAACAATAGCATCAGACACAGGAAGAATTTGAGTTGCAAAACACGACGTGCCTTGAATGCTCGTTTTTGGTCTGCTATATAGGAAAGAACTTTCTTTTTTTGCATAACTGTAATTTTTTAATGATTTGGAAAATAGGGAGCCGGGATTGCTCCCGGACTCCTTATAAAGAAACTATGAACAAAAAGATCAGCGTGCACCCGGAATGTTCGGTTGTAAGTCTTTATTGATAGACCGAACACCGTTTACTCGGCGCTCCAGTTCGATAAAGTTGCCCTCGCTGTTGAGTGTTACCATGATGTAATCGCCTACCTTTGTAGGGGTATAGGCGGCTGTGATGCCGGTAAACTTTCCGCTCTTGGCAATGCTGGTTGCGTTTGTGGCGGATCCACATTCGATCAGGTAGACAACTCCTTTCTTAGCTCCTGTAATGTCGGTCAATGCTTTGGCTGCTGTGTTGGCTGAAGTCACAAACCAGAACTGATTGCCGCAAGCAATCGTTGTAGCGTCGGCATCTACTGTTGTAGACGGTTTGTTACAGAACAGGCGTTGCAGGCTGTAATTGTTGGCTGTCAATTCTGCCGGAGTAGAGAAATGGCGACCGATGAAGCTGGCGGTGAAGCCTTCCTTCCAGGTAGACCATGCCATGACCATTTCCATAAATTCCTGCAATTTGAATGCCAGCATTTCGCCCGGAACGAATTCCAGACATTGGAGGTTGCCCGGTTCCTGGAGGTGGATCAGTTTGCTTTGTCCCATGTTTGGAACCCATTTGATAGGGATACCCATATCCGGAACCACATTAACGTAGCTCATCGGGCCGGTGAAGTCGAGGTCCTTACCGTATTTGGTGCGGCAGTTGGCGATCCACCAGTCGCGGTGATTCTTATTCAAGTAGATGGCAAAACCTTCGAGGTCAATATCTTCGTCCAGGGTAGCTTTCACATCTTTTACAAATTCGATAACGGCTTCCAGGAAGGTTGTTTCCGAGTAGTCGTTATACGTTTCGTCGGAGTGGGGAAGCAGGGTGTTTTCGTGCATGTAGCGAACTAAGGTGTAGATCAGACCAGTGGAAGAGTTCAGGTAGCTGCCTGGTTTGCCGGCTTCCGGTTTTACATAACAACCGCGGATACGGCGGCGGTTCTGTTCGCTTACCATCTGGGTGTAGATTTGCAATAATTGCCATTCGATCATGCCCCATTTGATTGGATCGGAACCATCGGTATTCAAATAACCGATATATTTACGTTCTATCTCTTTGAGCGGACCGAATTTGACTTTTGCCATTGCATCATCCACATAGCCCATTTCAGGTTGCAGATCCATACTGCCTTTCCAAACTTCACCAACTTGGTAAGCCTGAGAAATTTCGGTGAAGAAGGCATTGGTCATTAACTCTCGGTCCTGAACACCATAACGGCGGGGATAGAGGTCGTACACGTTCTGTAAGACGATGATCCGGGCGATCAAGGCATCCTGACGCATAATCACATATTGGTCACCTAATCCGGCATCTTTCAATTCTGAAAAATCGTTGGTGAAACCGGAATTCAACTTTTCCGGAATCAACAGGTTGTTGTTTTTCAAGAAAGCGTAGCGAGCAGCCAGTGATTTACCATAGTTGCGTACTTCGGTACGGAAAGATATACCGTCCGTATCTTCATCGGCGGTATGCAACGTTGCATAAGCCGTGTTGTTGGCAATGATGTTCCAACGTTTTTGCATATCGAACAATGGATGTTCGATACCGAAAAGATGGGTTGCTGTTGTACCTGGTCCAAACACGGTGAGTTGTTTTTTGATTACTGTTTGCGGATTGTCATCTACCGCCTTGGCAGCCATCGTTGTTAATGAATGGCGGAGTTCGGCGTTTTCTTTGTTGGAGGTGTTTAAAGCGGTCACTAACGACTGCACGCTGGTCACAAGTGACTGTGGCTGGTTGTCATTACCGGGTTGGATATCTACCGTTGCGGTTCCGTCCGTTGTAGTTGCTGTACTATTTTCTGCCTCCGACTGGCGGACTTCGGATGTATTGATAATTGCCAGAGCGGCATTGCGTTCTGCATTCAATGCATCCGCAGCCTGAGCTTCCTGCATGGCATCGGTGATGGACATACCGTACTGCTCTTTGAAAGAAGCCTCGATATTTTTCCAGTCATCATCTACCAACGTGTTGGATTTCGCTTTGTCGATTAATCCAAGACCTGTAAGGACTGCTAAAAGTTTGTCTTTGAAATTCATACTTGTATTTATTAAATTAATGAAAGAACTCTGTTTCGTTGTTGTTTGCGGGATTCGCTCCATTTCTGGCCAAGTTCGTGGGCTTCGGCCAGGGCTTCATTGAATGTAACTATGCCGTCGATAAGTCCGGCATCTATGGCATGTGTTGCATCAAATGTTTCTCCACGTAAGGCAGGATGATCCAGTTCCAAACTTGCAAGTGTCGGACGGGAAGCTCGAACTTCTGTGCGGAATTGTTCTGCCAAAGGTTCCAACTCTTCGTCTATGTATTGCTGTGGTTTCCCTTCTTTCAGATTATTATACTTTTTATTCTTCAGGTCGGAGATACGGGCATATTCCTCTATTTTTTTGAAACCGAGCGATTCGAAATAAGGATCGATATCCCAAAAGCCGATCATAGAACCGATACAACCTATAATATCGTTTTGTGTGAGTGCTTTTAGTATTGCTCCGTGACTACCTATATAATAAGCTGCTGATCCGCATAATTTTTCGACGAAGCAGTAGATGGGTTTGGAGAGGGCACGCATGGTCTCCGACAAACGGTCGAGATACCAGGCTTCGCCCCCTCCGGAACTTATATGAAGAAAATGGCATGTGATGTTCGGGTTATCTTCGGCTTGTAATAAATCCTGTTCGAATTGTTTGCTGGAGAAATACCACCAACTATCGGCTGTTATCAATCCTTTGATGCGATGATAGGCCAGTGTTCCGGGTTCTATATCATTGGAAGAAAAATCAATGGTAAGCGGAACGGTAGTTTTAGCCTGTACCGGAATAAGTTCGTCCGTGATATATTCTTTATATGTTTTTGCATCGTCAAATGAGGATGATACCGATTGATTCCCTAGAGGGAAATAGGCAAGTAAGGCGGCGATATACTCATCATGTGTAATGAGTAGTCGGGCTTGTGGGGAAGTTAGAAGTTGTATTACATATGTTTTTTTGTTCATACCTGCTTATTTTCCTACGAAGTAAGAACTATAAACAGGTATGGGAAAGGACTTTTAAAGTGGGCTTTGTCTCATTTTACTGTGAATGTGCAGCGTATCTTTATTTAAATGTGTAGTTATCGATACTTGTGCCGGCCATTCAAGTGAACCTATAAATATAGGTGAGTGCTCAGGGAGTGTTTCGAGTTTTAAGATCGCAGACCGGCGTATCTTATAGACGGAGGCAGTGGACGTTGTTACTTTCTCTGTTGTGATGTCCTCTTCTACATTATATAATGTACCGGCGTTGTCTGTTTCTTCTTTTGGTGTCATGGTGAAATCATCGGTCGACAGGGTTACGGCAGAGCGTCCCGGTTTCAGGGTGATCACATTTTCCCGGAAAGATTGGATGTCCTGTAGGAGGAATAGTTGGACTTTGTTACAAAATTCTTTCATGTTCTATTTGTATTTATTTGTTATTCAAACACTTCGCCATTTTCAGACGTTTTTACCCCAAAAATCGGACAAATCGATACACTTGGTCGGTGAAATAATCAGCTATATTTAACATCATTTTGCTGTTTAGCGTATCCACGGCGCTTCGATTTCTTGCGTACCTTATCCCGCCACCGGTAATAGTTCTTTAGGAGAGCATCTTCAGTAATTGCCTGGATGCCATATTTGCGCATGAAATAGGCGACTGTTTCGATATACTGGATGCCGTATAGATGTTTGTTTTCGTCTATCAGGCTATGCAGTTCTGCCCAAAACAGAACTTCGATCTTTAGTGAGATGATCCGGGAAGAACGCGCTCCCAGATAATTATATGTATCAGGGGATTTACCTATACGCCTGTCCGGGATACCTAATTCAAGGTTGCCGTTATCCGGCTGGCAACAAACCGGGCGTTTTTCGAGTAAATCGTATATCACATGATATAAATCCTCTCTGTCCGGAAGAAATACTGGTCCGGGCATGCAGTTGTTGAACTTGCCCTGAATATATTCTGCCAAATGTTGTTTCACCTCTATTTTTGTTGTAACCATGATGAAAATGTATTTTTAAAAAAGTTTTTCCTTATATTCTGCGACCTACCGACCTACAGACCTACAAACGAGATTTGTAATACTCAAATGTAATGATTTTTAGCCAATTAGCAAAATTTAAAGTCTTAAAAGAACGTGTAGGTGACCGACCTACACGACCTACAAGGGTACTTTTTGCCCTTTTTTGCCTATTTTTTGTAGGTCGGTGCCCAAAACAAGAAAAATACCCTCTGACCTACACGACCTACAACAACCTACAGACCTACAAGCGACCTACAACCTACATCTATATATACATATATACTTAAATACTTAATATACATACTATTACTTATTGCTTGTTTTGAAAAATTATGAGGCTTGTAGGTCTGTAGGTCTGTAGGTCGCTGTTTTGCGAATATTTTTTTCAGAAAAACACACTATCATCTTTTTCTTTTTAATCTGGGGGGGACGGGGGGAAAATGAAGATGGGAGAACCGGATACCGGAACTCCCACCACACGAATTGAACAAACAAAAAAGAATACTCTTTGTCGCACTTTTCAAGAATACTCCCGACACTAAAACGGAAGATCCTGTTGTTTCTTTTCTTCAACCTCCGGCTCATCCGATTCGCTACGTTCCAGGTCAATGTCGAAGTATTGCCGGAATACGTCATAATTGAGAGCGAGGCAACTCGTTGTTGTTGATTTAGGATCCATGATACGGATCATTTCGTTATCGACTTTACCACCTTCACGGATATCACCTTTCGGGACTTCTTTCACTTCCTTCCATTTGAATCGGCGGGCGTTCACAACTCCGATGTAAGCGGGGTTGGAACGGATGTTAGCTTCAATGGTGGACTGTGTGGCATCTTCTGTATTGTAAGAAGATTTGGCATAGAGCGTATGGATAGACGACAGGCGAAGATATAATACTTTTGTTCCTGCCGGTATCGGTATTTCTTTACGCTCATTTCCTGATAGTTTAACCGTTAATTTTTCTGGCTGGTCAATATCGTAATCTCTTCCTTCGATAATGGACCGGGTATTAATCATTACTTCCATCGCCTTAAAGAATCCGGCCAGCTTGTCTGTGCGGGAGATCATTTCGACCTGGGCAATTACTTTCTTCCGGGCAATCTCGTAGAACTCTTCATACGTGAAAGGGAGCTTCAGGTGTGGCGCATGCTCTTCAAGCAGCCGGCACATGGAAAGGAATAAAGATATGGTGTTAATGATACGAGTCATATCACCAGATCCTCCGGAACCGGCCAGTACGGACTTGGTCAGGTCTTTATTGATAATACGCATATACGACTTGAAATGTTTGCGAACAAGAGGTCTGAGCTTTAGTATTTCAAAAAGGATGTTCGATAGTCCTGTTTTTTCGTAGCCTTTTAGTTCCTGGAAGACGTTTTTTTCATTCTCTTCGTAGGGGGTTGTTCGTTTTGGAACTTCGCATATTACGACACGGTTCATCAGGGCGTTGTCATCCCGTTGGGGAGTTTCCTGACCTGCCAGGATAACGGGGGAGTAGACTTTACTTGTTTCCAAATCTTTGCTTCCGGTCCCTTTTCGTTTTTGTTTTCCATCACCATCGTAACAGACTGATTTCAATCCTTGGAATACCCTGTCGTCTATGTCTTTGTTATTATATTCTTCCAATACTTGCGGTACGTCCCTGAAACCTTCCATAAGCGTAAAGAATGCAGCAGGAGTACCAGTATTAAGATTGAAGCATGGTAAATCCGGATCAATAAACAACGATCTGATAGACACGGCAACCTGTGTTTTACCTGACATTGTAGGTCCCATAAAAAACAGCGCCGTAAATAAGCGGTCGATCGGATGGATGTCTGATCGGAAAGCACACATGACAGCATATATAATAGCCCACTTCCCGTTGTCGTTTATCTTGTACACCTGGTTCATCAGTGATGTCCAACGTTCGAACGAACATTGCTGTTCCAACGGGATGTTTTTATATACGAACGCTCTCAGGTTCTCGTACATGTCATCATCTTTCCGGAGTCCGGCATGTATGTTGCTGAATGCCGGAGCATAATAGTTCTTACCGTTATGTGTTACCACACCAATGTCTGAGGCCATGTCGATCCGGTATATTCCGTCTACCTCGTGAAATATGGCGTTACTGAAAGCATAGAAGTTTTCCGGTTGTTGGCCATACGTTTTCAATTCGTCACACAGGGTATATTCGTAGCTCATGGATTGTCTTATTTTTTTGAATTGGGCAACTGTCCCGTTTTCAAAATTCAGACCTTCTTCATTAACCAAAGCTTCCTCGAATGAATTGAGCGAGGCGAATATCTTGCTTCGGAGTTCCATGTAGAGCGGTTTCTTATAGTACCGTCGGTTTATCTTAATAATCTTTTTGTTACCTTCGGAATCACTGCTGTAGATATGTAGCAGGGGGATCATGTAAAAGTCAGCCACCTGTAAGTGACCACCTCCGGAAGGATTCTTAAACATATAGCTTACCGGTTCTTTTTCTTTGTTAAGTAGCGGGTAGAAGCCGTGTCTACGGTAGTTTGTTTTGTATTCCTCATTTTCTTCTACGTAGTCAGGTACGATGTCCGGATCTTCCCAGATTAGGGAGTCATCGAAACTTTGCTGATGCAGCATGGCGTTTTTCGACTTTTTCTTATCCCGGTAGGGCTTCATCAGTTCCTTGAATGACTTACTGGTCAACTTAAGGACAGAACACCATTCCTTTTCCATGACGGACTGGGCGGCTTCAGAAGCAGAAGCCATAATGTCGGCACACCGGCCATAATAGATCGTCCGCACATCACCTGTCTTCTCTTCCATTGCCGCAGCATATAGCCGAGTGTAGAAGTCTACGAATTCAAAATCGATATCGTCTTTTTCTACATATAGGGTGAAGCCTGCTTTGAACAGATTGCAGAGTGTAACAAGCAGGTCGGACTCCCTGCGTTCATCGAATGTGATGTTCGAACTATAAGTGAAATGCAGGTAAGCTGCATGCCTGCGGAATTCCTGGATCTGGTCGGTCGAAGGGAGTCCACAAACGTATATGATCGGCTCTTCGCCATAATTTTCTTTGAATTCGGTAAAACTGTCCGTAAGAATACAGTTTTCACTGATATCAGGAAGAGTACTCACCAGTTCCTCGATACCATAAAATCCCGGTTTCTTTATGTCTTCGTCTTTCGGGAGCGAAACCGTGAACTCCTTTATCTTGTTTTTTATCGTATCGGATTGTATTTTAAATTTTTCCGATAATTTCGTAGTGTAAGATATGCTTAATGACTTGTCTTTAACAAGTGCAATACATTCAGCTATAAAAGTCAGGTGTTCGTTTTTCAGGATAGGATCTTCAAAATCCTTTTCATAAATGCCGGCCAGGTAGGTTACCCAGTCTGTTTCGTGGTTATGCAGATAGATAGCCAACTCTTTTTCCGGCATCTTCCGGGCAAAACTGTCCGGATCATCGCCGTCCGGAAGTGATATAGCTCGGACGTTGGCGCCTGCTTCCAGTAGTGCTTTGATGTTTTTAACGGAAGCATTTATTCCTGCTTCGTCACAATCGTAAATGAGTGTAATATTTCGGGTGAACCTTATGATTGTTTTTATCTGTTCAGGTGTAAGGGCGGTTCCGGATCCGCAGACCGTATTGCGTACACCGGCACGAACGAATGATAGCACATCGAATTGCCCTTCCACAAAATACACTCGATCTTGTTGTCCAATGGCTTGTCTCGCTTGGAATAGTCCGAACAGGGCATTGCCTTTATGAAATATGGGAGTCTCTCCGGTGTTATAATATTTGACGTTGTCTGAAGGTTTGATGGAACGTCCGGTGAAACCTATCACATTACCTTTTAGATCGTAATAGGGGAACAGGATCCGCCCACGAAAAGAGTCGTAGACGCTCTTTTCTCCTTTTGTAGCCAAGCCGGCTTGTACCAGGGTGTCGGAGCTGAAAGCGGAACGTTTCATGTCGTCGATCAGTGTACGCCAAGTGTCTGGAGCAAAGCCTACATGGAAGAGTTCAAGCGTTTGATCTTCTCCGGCATTCCATCCGCGGGAAAGGAGATAAGATTTTGCTTCGTCGTTGGTGGCCAGATAACCGGTGAATTTTTCCGAAGCAGCCGATAGTGCGATCAGTAACGATTCTTTTACTGATACTTTCTGTTGTTCTTCCGAAGTAAGCTCCCGATCAGGGACCTCTATGTGACAACGCTTTCCCAGACTCCTGATAGCTTCCGGGTAAGACATGTTCTCATGCTTTTGCAGAAAAGTAATGACATTCCCTGCTTCTCCACAGGCAAAACATTTATAAATCTGTTTGGCAGGACTAACACACATGCTGGGGCTACGATCCGTGTGGAACGGACAGATGCCCCAATAATTGACACCTCTTTTGCTCAACGTCACATACTCGCTGATCACATCAACTATATTGACGGCATCGAGTATTTGATCTATTATCTTTTGTTCAATCATTATCTTCAAATAGTTTTAATTGCCTTGCGTCGAATGCTTCTCTAAGAGTTACCTGGAAATGTTCTATCAATCGGAAATATTCATCTTCAGTCATTCGTTCCTTTCCAAAATATAAATTCCACCAGCGCTTTTGATTCATTCCAATTGCCTTATAGAAGGCTTTCGTAGGGGTGAAATATTCGGGATTAACGAACTTGATAGTTAGAATTTCCTGTACCAGGTTTCGTCCCTTCTGTTCTGCAACCGGTATACGATATCGATGGACGTATAACTGGACAGCCATTTCGCTTTTCCCTAAATGGGTCGCGATAGTTTTGAAAGACTGCTTCCCTGCATTATCTTTCAAATATTGAATTTCTTCTTTTCTCCAACTCATTTTCTCATTATTTTGTCAAAATTCTCACTAAATTCATAATCGCTGAATGACAGGATGAACATGCAGCATAGCTTAATGAACAGATCCGGATTGGATTCCTGTTTTTCAATGCCATCAATATTATATGTTATGATAAATATCTTAGAACCACTGGTCTCTACATTTGATAAATCATATAATCGACCGGATTTTAAGTTTGCTAGCATATCGAATATTTTATCCTTATATTTAGTGAACGATTCCAAACCGTATTTGTCTTTATACCGATTGTACCATTCCCAGTCGTTCAAACGATACTGTTTCAGGTCCATGTTAATACATCTTTTCAAGTTCAACCTTAAGAAAGACCAATCTCCGTTCGGCATCTGTACGGCTATTTAATGGCTTCCCTGATAAATAGGAACAGATGCAATCGTCAAGATAACTAGCATCTTCAGGAGATATATCCTGAATGATGATTTTACCGTCTTTGTCTTTTTCTACGTACATAATATATTTTTTAAGATAAATAACCATTTCCAGCCAGTGCCCTTGCATTATCTTCCAGCGTCATACGATTATATCTCATGAAACATGCGGATGATTTATGCCCTGTTAGTTTCATGATCATATTTTCCGGGATTTTGTCGCTGATTGTATTAGTAATAAAAGTCCGGCGAGCAGAATGAGAAGATACCATGTCGCACTTCTCCTTCTTTACCATTATGATTTCACCTCCTTGATCTTCTTCATACGTGACCAAGTCTGTAAGTCCAGCTTTCCGGCAAATAACCTTAATGGCTTTGTTGAAATATTGAATACATCGGGCTTCTGGTAGCCGTCCGTCGTATTTGTTAAATATTTCTCGTACATAGTCCGTCATGGGAACAACGGCTTTATTTTTTGTCTTTTTTTGGAGGATAATAATATTGTCCCCTTTTATGTTATCGGCCGAAATTCTGGAATAATCGGAATATCGTTGACCTGTCATGCAACCGACAATAAACAGATCCCGAATTTCTTCCTGTTTTTTGGTCAGTCCGTCATAATAATATAAACGGGCAATTTCTTTTTCTTTCAGATAGATGTGGGTAGATTCATTTTCGCGAACCTTAGCGTCCGTGTAGGAATCGTCTACTGCCCAGCCATTAAGATATGCTTTTCCTAATAGGTACTTTAATTTTATTACCATCGCCTGTATGGTAGAGGTTTTAAGACTTTTATCGACATACAGGTATTCTACAAACCCGTCTATTTCTTCTTTACCAATATCCTTTGTTGAAAAAGTTCGTCCGATATGCTCCTGATAAGATACGAAATGTTCCAGAACGTTGTGGAAAGCATTGAAGTGCTTTCCCTTTTTTTTCAGGTTGATATATATTACACCGAACGAAACAAAATTCTTTGTAGGCAACTTACGATAATATTCGCTTTGAAGTTGTTCGCCTACATATTGTGAAAATTCTAATTGACGTGCTCCCATGATAATATTTACTTTTTATCAATTCAAAAATTAGCACTACTTTTGTAGTGTGATAAGCCTAATCAGCCTTTTGACTGGTGAGAGTTTACAAAGCCGTTCGGTGACCGCCGGGCGGCTTTGCTTTTCTATTCAGGTTGTTTCACCTCTATCGTGATTTGAGCTATCCGAACAAATCCTTAAGCGTTTCACAGCGATCAAAAGTACATCTCTTAGCATCAACAACACAAACACCCTTATGATAACAATTGCATATTTTGCGGAAGTTATGTAGAGCACGTCTTTTGACATGTTTGATCGCACTCTGCTTTCCGGCCTCATAACCGGCATTGAAATCGTCTTGAGACGCTTTTAAAAAGTCAAAGTTCATTTTATTCTTAAGGGTTGAGTTATTTTGTCATTCCATTCTCTTTCTACATCTGTCAATGCCTTCATAACACTGCAGAATAGTCTTGCTGGGATATCATCACAACAAGGATCAATAAAATTCACCTTGCCATTTCCATCTATTCTATATCGTACAAGCAACTGCTTACGGTCATCGGTGTTCTTCTTCTTTGCCATAGCTTGTTATTTTTTAGTGTTGAGTGTTATAAAGTTTCAAATTCCGTCTGCAACCTCTTTAAACTATCTTTGATTGACAGCTTAATAGCTTCTATCAGATAATCACTTAGTATCATAGGGATAGGTGTT